ACACGCTTCACGGTAAGATGGCCGAGGTTCGCAAAATCGGCGGAGAAGAGGGCGCACCGCCTATACGCGTGAGGAGAATTGTCGATGACGTTCCCCTCGACGATTGATACGGATTATGACGACGTAAAAATAACCGACGTCATCGCGAAGCCGTTCTTCAAAGTTTACAATCGCGTGAAAGGCCGGAAGACGCCCGCCGACGACGGCGAGGAAGGCCCGCTCTATTCCGAGTTTTGGCTCAAGGGCGGACGCGGCTCGACGAAATCCTCCTTCATCGCAATAGCCATCATTGACGGCATAATGGACGACCCCGCCGCGAACGCTCTCGTCTTGCGGAAGGTTGGCGAGACGATCAAGGACAGCGTGCTTGCACAACTCCAATGGGCGACCGACGTCCTCAACGTCTCCGACTTGTGGCGAGTGACGACCTCGCCCGCCGCGATGGTCTACATTCCGACCGGACAGAAAATTATTTTCAAGGGCCTCGATACGCCCGTCAAAATCAAATCGCTCAAAATGAAAAAGGGATATATCAAATTCCTTTGGGCGGAAGAGCTCGCCGAGTTTGCCGACATGAGCGAGATACGTTCCGTCAAGCAATCCGCGCTCCGTGGCGGCCCCGCGTTCGTGGAATTTTATTCGTATAACCCGCCGAACGACCCGCAAGCATGGGTCAACGAAGAGAGCGAAATCAAAAAGGCCGGACGCTATGTCCATCACTCGACATATCTCGACGTCCCCGCCGAATGGCTCGGGGAAAAGTTTATCGAAGAGGCGGAGTACCTCAAGGAAACGAACATTCTCGCGTACGAACACGAATACATGGGGCTCGCCGTCGGCATTGCGGACGCGATCATCTTCGCGGGCAAATGCTCCGTGCGCGACTTCGAGGTTCAAGAACATTGGCACGGCCCGTATCAAGGGCTCGATTGGGGTTTCTCGCAAGACCCGCTCGCGTACGTCAAGCTATGGATTGAGGAAATCGAAGAGCCGCCGAAGCTCGCGAGCGGAAAAGTCCTCAAGCACGTTAAGCGCAAACGCTTGTATATCGAGCGCGACAAGCAAGAGGTCGGCGTGGAGCTCGACGAGATAGAAGCGTGGTTGGACGCCATCGAAGCCGACGAATATCCCGAAGAGGAAGACAAAAAACGGATGCCTGTCCGAAAGTACGATATCAAGGCCGATTGTTCGCAACCCGCCACGATCTCCCACGTCAAGGGGAAAGGCTTCAAAATCTCCGGCGCGGACAAATGGGCGGGCTCGGTCGAAGATGGGATTACAATTCTCAAGGGCTTTGTCGAAATCGTCATACATACCCGTTGCGTCGCCATGCAAAAGGAAAGCCGTATGTACTCTTACAAAATCGACAAGATGACAAAGAAGGTCACGGCTGATATCGTGGACAAATTCAACCACGGATGGGACGCCGTCCGATACGCGCTCGACAAATACATTCAACGCAAGCCGAAGGGGTTCTTCGATGTTCAAAAATCTACTTCGTAAATGGTTGCTCGGCACGACCGCCGACGTCCTTCCCGAAAAGAAAAGCTCGGGCGTATTTTCAACCCATGCCGTCCCGTCCTCCCGCCTTGGGGTTCAAAAACTCCGCGAGGCCGTCATCGCGAACAATATTCAACGCACGCCGGACGACTTCACGCCCAAGCTCGCCGACGGAAGTGTGGCCGCGATGGACGCCACCCGTTTGCGAAAAAAGCCAATGGGTCGTATGAAATCCATAAGCTCGGGACGTAATCCATGAGCGAACGCAAATCACAAAAACCGCCGAAAGCCCGCAAAAAAAAACCGCGTGACCCGAACGCGCCCAAGCCGGAACCTCGGAACAAAGTCCCGCCCAACGTCGACCCGAAGTTGAAAAACCTCCTCGCGTACAAAATGCCGAATTGGAAAGAAGGGCAAAGCGGAAACCCCGCGGGAAAGCCCGAGGGCCCTAACCGCTCGACAATCCTCAAATGCTTGTTGTCCATCCCGACGACGAAAGAGGTTCAAAAAGTGTACCTCGACAAGCTCGGCATTGACGCGAGTAATAGCACACTCGAAGAAGCTCTCGATCTCACGCTCATAAAAAAAGCTATCGTCGACGAAGACCTCAAGGCGATACAGGAAATCAAAGACACGCTTCACGGTAAGATGGCCGAGGTTCGCAAAATCGGCGGAGAAGAGGGCGCACCGCCTATACGCGTGAGGAGAATTGTCGATGACGTTCCCCTCGACGATTGATACGGATTATGACGACGTAAAAATAACCGACGTC